TCCACATGATTTGAGCGCCGCCGGCAATGACGTTGAATGCGCCGGATATGCTCAGTCCATATTCGTCTATCGCTTTAACGGCCACCACAAAACCAAGACCCGCTTTTTCGACCACCGAGGAAAGCGCCAGAATGGTCCCGGTCATTTTCTGCGTTTCTTTGTCGGAATCGGCAACCGATATCAGGAAATCCGATATCGCCTTAAAGAATGGACGGAATCCATCCACCATGCCCTCTGTCACACGGACCAGACCGGCAATGCCGTCAATCAACCCTTGAATAAAGTCATGCAAATCCTCCACCTTGGTCAGATCCATGGCGCCAAACCATTCCCCGAAAGCGCCTCCCAGATCTTTAAGCGCGGATACCAGCTTGCTGAAATCCAGTCCCTTTAATGCTTCAGGCAGCGCGCGGGCCACGCCGGAAACCCATGTGGATAAAGCTCCGCCCGCTTCGGATAACGCCGTAAACAGCGGATCAAATGCGCCCTCGTCCACGCCGATCTTGATCCCCTTCAACAAATCTCCAAAGGACCCGGCAATCTCCGCTCCGGTTGCCTCCAGGCGCGTTCCGACATCAATCATCAAAACACTGGCCGTATTGACAATCATCTTCGTCTGATTCTCAAAGGTTGCAGACATCTTTTGGTAGGCGCCCTCCGCTGATCCCGCGGAATTGTTGATCTGATCCAGCGCCTTTTTAAAGAACTCCATCCCGTCGCCGGTCAACTGCATGACGCCGTTTAGCGCCCGCACTTCCGTAAACAGCTTCGCCATCGTATCGACATTACCACCGGTCGCCTGCATGACGGATCGGAGCATCGTATCCAAACCTTTGGCCTTCAACTCGGAGGCGGAGAAAGTAAGACCCAGATCGGAGGCGGCCTTGGCGGCTTCCACGGAAGGGGAAACAATCGTTGTGATGACGCCCTTGACCGCGGTAATGGCTTCGGCTGTATCCATGCCCTTGGCCGTCAGCGTAGAGATGGCGGCGGAAAGATCCTCAAACGACACGCCGAAATTGGCGGCGATGCCCACGACGTTGCCCATGGACTGTCCCAGCTCATCTATTGTTTGTTTCCCGATCAGCGTACTGGTGAAAAAAACGTCATTCAAATGACCGACATCATCAAGAGTAAAGCCGTAGGCATTCATCGTTCCGGTCAGAAGGTCCACCGTGGTATTCAGATTGGCGTTGTTGGCGACGGCCAGTTGTTCGGACGCCCTCATGAAATCCAGTGATTCACCCCATTTGACACCGGCCTGCGCAGCCGTATAAAGGGCGGCGTTGATATCGGCCAGGGATTTTGTGGAACCGGTGGCGTAATTAAGAATATCTTCCCGGAAGCGTTGCAGATCCTTCCCGGAAGCGTCCACGGAAGTGGAAATAAGCGCAAACCCCTGGTTGAAGTTTGCCGATTCCCGGATCGCCAGAGCCATGCCGCCAATGACCAAAGCGGCCAGCGCCGCATCCAGCTTCAGGACGGAATCGGCGGCCCTGGCCAGCGGTTCCGTGACGCTGTGGACGCCGGAACCCAGCGTACCGAACTGAGACTCGAAACTTCTCAGAGTCTTGCTGAGGTCCTTATCAACGGCGCCGAATACGATTTCTACGGTTTTGGTCAGGTCAGCCATTTATCACCTTCGTTTGCGGCGCGTTCGGGGAACACGCCCTACATGCGGTTTTGCGGCGCGTTCGGGGAACGCGCGGGTGTTATCACAATAATCGTTTCCCCGTCTGCGGTTTTGCGGCGCGTTCGGGGAACGCGCCCTACGTGTGGTTTTTCAGATCTTGATAATACAAAGACCACAATTCCATTTCGCCCGGCGTCAGGTATCCTTCCGGGAAGACGTCCGGTCGGACTTCGTAGAGGAATCGCCCCCTGGCGTAGCACAAGGCAAGGCTGGCCCGGACTCCGCCGTCGCGCCAGAGGGCGGCAATTTTCCCGGCACTTGACCTTTTCCCGTCAGCTCCACAATTTTGTTTGTGATCGCCAGAAACTCCACCGGATACGTCTCGCAGAGCTTCACGGCCAGGTCGCGCGTGCAAACGGGATCAACGGAGGCCAGAATCATGTGCTCAATCCGCTTCACAATGGCTTCCGGCGTATCGCCGCCGATACCCAGCAAATCCTTAATGGCGGCGGCCTTTTCCTTGCTGTTGTCCGCGGTCAGACCGTTGACAATCGCCACTATATTTTTGTTTTTATCCGCCGCGGCATCCGCCCGTCCCAGCTCCTGACCGGTTAGACCCCGGACAATCCAGACGGCTTCCTCTCCTTCGGGGAAAAACGCCTGGAGGTCCGGAACCGGAACGGGAAATGTGCGCCGCTCAAACTTTGTCTTCAAAAATTTTTTGGAGTCAAATTTCATTTTTTCCTTCCTGGATTCCCGACTGCGCCATGCAATCTGTCTTTTCTTAAATCTTAAATCTTAAATCTTAAAACTGTCTTTCCTTATTACCCGGTGACGTTATCCGCCCCCGATTCCGCCGAGATTGTGCAGGCCGCGGAGATCTGATCGCCCGCGGGGAATTGTCGTCCGATGCCAAGGATACCCTGCGCCAGAACATACGGCGTGGAGTTGTTGGCGTCCTGGTAGAACCGGAACCAGAGGTTCTCACCCGCAAGCAAAAGCAGTCCGTCGGAAATACCGTCTTCCAGATAAGCGGTAAAACTTCCCTGCCTAAGCGAAGACGTGGACGATCCCAGTGTTTTCTGGTAAATCTGTTTGGAGCTGACCGAATAGCTGGTCTCCGGCGGAACAAAATTTTCGGCCTTGGAAATGTCGGTAAACGACGGCTCGTAATACTGCGCATAAACCTTTTTAGGCATGGCGGATACCGGGGACAACTCGGAATGAATCAGCGGAAGCGCGGAGGCGAACAGCACACCCGCATATCCCAATACACCGCTTTCCACGTTGGAACGCTTTTCTTCCCACGTGGGATAGTCATAGCGCTCACAATGCGTCCCGACCACCTGCTTGATCTCATCCGTGTCAATGACGGCCGTTGCCGCCGCGGACAGCCAGACCTGACCGATTTCGATGCTGGTTGGAAGGATATACGGAGGACCGCCGGCAGCGCCGCGCGTGTCGGAAAATGCCGTGTGTTCAACGCCCTTGACCGCGGCGATGGTCCCATTGGCCAGAATCGTTATGGAATATTTGACGTGAGTCCCTATTGTGGGCCTTGCCACCTCAACATCCGTGTCCGCTCCGACGGTCGTCTTAACGCCGGCCAAATAGCAGGTCAGCGCCGCCACGTCCACCATATCCTTTGTTCCGCTGACCGCCGGGGTAATCGCGCCGCCGGTTGCCAATCCGTTCGGTTTGACGCTGGGTTTATAGCCGGACCGGTTTGACCATAAGCTGTCCGCGCCGCGGAAATCCTTGTGGTCTCCCTGATCGGTCAGGGCTACAAAAGACACCAGGTCCTGTCCGCTCTCGTATTGAATCTTTGCATTTTCTGCCGTTGCCATAATGTTTCCTCCTTGTTATTTTCTTGCGTTGTGATAAATTTCAAATTGAGACAAATCCGGATACTCAATTTCCAAATCCTCATTTTTCTTTGGTGTTCCGTCACGCTCATAAAAATTCGTAATCAACAAAAGACCGCGTGCCGCAATTTCCGGCATCATGTAAAAATTCCAGCCGAGCATGTCGAGCGCGTCATCATGATACGAGCATTCCCGCCGGCCGCTGAACCGGGATCGCTTAAACCAGTCAGACGCCGCCTTGTCATCGGTCAGAATCGCTCCGCCCTTGGACAGCTTCAGGTGCTTATAAGGGCCGGTAAAACTCAGGCACATGAAAGTCCCGGGAATATACATTCCCGCCGTGAACCGCAGGGCGGAATCCACTGTCCTGGAACCGGAAAGCAGGTAGGCGCCCTTGATGCTTTTCCCCTCCACGCGGGAGAATTTCACGCGGCCGCCGGCATGAATGATTTCGCACGGAACCGATGGATACGTCCGTTCCGGAATCGTTATTTCCCGTCCCTCGATATTTTCATATTTCAGGGACAGAAACAGGGCATTGCTCATATTGTCCACAGTCACCGCGTAAGGCGCCCCCGTATATTTGCAGAGCGCTTCCTCGAAACGGGCCGTGATCTTATGGACTCCTTCGGCCATCACTGCACCCCCTTGCGCAACTCAATCCATCGTGGGTTATCCTTTTCAACCATCAGTTCCATAACCCGCGCCAGCTCCGCTTCGGTCCGGACAATAATTTCGTCACGGGAAAGCCCGGCCCAGGAATTATGGTCGTGTTTCCGGTAAACAGATGGGAAAACTCCATCCAGGTATTTGCAGCCGCCAAACATTCCCATGTGAATGCAGAGCATATAGTGGTGTCGGAAATTCTGAAAATCCCGCTTTGTCCGCTCATTATAATAATTCCGGTACATGATGGTTGAGCTGGCCATCCAAAACTTCCTGCTGGATAGAGCAATGAGCTGATCGGCCGTATAGCTTGGTGTTTCGCGCATCAGGTCCATAAAATTGACTCCTGTCTTCACGCGATAATCGTGATAGCACATAGACAAATCGCGGTTTCGCTCCATGAAATCGACCTGCTTTTGCAGCTTGCGGGAATCCGTCCAGTAATCGTCGCCGTCGCAGATGGCTATATATTTTCCGCGGCAGATCGGCAGAATATGCTCAACATCGGGATAAAGCCCTGTTTTGGCAAATTGGTTTTCGGTCTGGAATATCGCACGAATGATGTCCGGATATTTTGCCGCATATTCTTTAATAATTTCCGGCGTCCTGTCCGAAGAAGCATCGTCGTGGATAATGCACTCAAACGGGAACGTCGTCTCCTGGCTCACAAATCCATCCAGCGCCTGCGCGATGTATTTTTCATGATTATAGGTCAGACAGGAAATGCTGACGACAGGGATTCCGCTATCCATGGGACTCCCCCTTTTCTCTGGCCGGATTACCCATGACGACCGCGCCGGCGTCCACGTCCTTAACGACCACCGCTCCGGCGCCGACAATTACTCTGTCCCCTATAACAACGCCTGGTTTGATGATCGCTCCGCTTCCGATCACGCATTCCGAACCGATCCGCACATGGCCTCCCACGTTGATTCCGGAATACAGTGTCGAATACTCGCCAATGCGCACATCGTGTCCGATAATGTTTGCGACATTGATCCACACAAAATCCCCGACCTGCAGGTTTACCGAGATGAAGTTGTAGGGTAGCGAAACAATGCAACCCTCGCCCCACTCGATATGCCGGGAAATGCTGGATTCTTCGTTAAGAACAACGGGAAAAGAAACATCCGGACAATGAATCTTGATCTCCCGGATCAGTTCGCGTTTGACTTGCGGATTTTCAACAATGCACATCGCCACGGCGCATTTTTCAAAAAGCAAATAACCGCGTCCGCCCATAACAGGAATCCCGTTGATGATCTCCCCCTGCTGTTTCGTATCGTCAATAAAACCTCGCACTTGCCATGTGATTGAATGTTCAAACGCATTGGCAAACTCGCGTCCCGCTCCGCCCGCGCCATATACGAATATGTCGCGTCTCGCTCCGCCCGCGCCATATACGAATATGTCGCGTCTCGCACCGCCCGCGCCGTAAACGAATATGTCATTGGAAAATCTCATCGCTTTACTCCGTCCCGGTATTTTGCCGGATAATCTTCCGACAGGTCCATCATGGTCCTGCTTCTCGGTTTCAGATATTCATCTCCAGTTTTCCCTCACAAAAGATTCATGCAAACACGCTGCCGGCTTTGGCTGCCCGTGGAAGACCACAACCCGGCAATCGTCGGGGATCCCCTTTTTAAGTACCTGGAATTTGTAGGAGCATACCATCCACTCCGGGAATAGTTCGTACCGGATACCGTTTTGCGGGTGGTTGATGATCTCCTGTGCCGCCATCCGCAGCACGGCCCCGGACGGCGGACGAAGCGCGTCCCATGTCGGCATTCCGGCCTTGACGTATGCATCCCATACCTTCGCGCCTGCGCCATTCCGCAGAAGCGTGACGCTGGTGTTCATATACCGTTCCCTGCCGTAGCGGCACATATGTGATGGTTCGTCCTTCATGTGTGCCTGCCCGGCAGGGAAATTAATAATGTCGTCAAGGCTCCCGATAATAACAATATCAAGGTCCAGATATAGGATTGTTTTCGTTGTGACGCCCGGGGGATTTTTCTGGAACAACGGCATGGCTGACCACCAGGACGGAAGTCCGACGGGCACAATCCGGATATTTTTGTTGATCGCGTCCGTCCTGCCGGGACGTTCCGCATCCGGACCGACATAACAAACAAAATCAAAGGGGATTGTCGTGTTCCGCAATACCGAATGGTATAAAATATTAATATATTCCGGAGGATAATAATCTTTCCCGTCCCAGCAGCAACCTACAGTGATTCTATCCGTCATGTCTGAAAGCCATTCCGGTGTGGGAGCGCCAAGTAGCTCCCGCGTCCACCCGGACATGGACTTTACAAGACCGATCAATTCGAGTTTATGATGATTCCATCCCTGCCGAAACTCCTCATATGAATTGCCACCCGGCGCCTTGCCGGTCAGCGGACATCCGGCCAGGATGATTTTCCGGTATCCCATGCGGATAGCGGCCAGCGCGCCGGTAATTGCGGATGATCCGGTCGGTGGGCGGAAGGGTTCTACAATATCCACCCCCGGGGCCGGGACGGGGCCGATGATTTTAAAATCGTAATTCCCTCCGCAGGCCTCGTGGCGCTGCATCATGATCTCCCGAATAGCCGGAATATTTTCAGGATGGTTGTTGCAGACATAATCAATGCGGCCAAAATACTTGTCCGTGGAACTTAATCCCACGACCATATGATCGCAGGATTCCAGGTTTGGAATTCCGGATAGATCCTCAAAGACCGAGGGAGCGGATCCTATGATGACCAGGGGCTTCATCCTGCACATCCCCCGCAGGATTCGATAGCCTGACCGACCCGCCGTATATCTTCCGGCGTGTCCACGCTTGGCGAATCAATCTCCGTCACGCCAATTTTTATTTTATATCCGTTTTCCAGTATTCGAAGCTGCTCCAACGACTCGGCTTTTTCCAGCACGCCGGAAGGTAGCAGCGAAAATTGACGCAGGAACCACGCCCTGTAGGCGTAAATTCCGATGTGCTTGTAAATATCCGTGCCATTACCGTCTTTCTGGAACGGGATCGGCCAGCGCGAAAAATAAATGGCCTGACGGTCCGCCCCGAAAACAACCTTTACGGAATTGGCGCCGGCAATTTCCCTGGCCGATGTAATTTTAAAAGCGAGGGATGCAGCCGGAAAGCCGGCATCGCCGGCCAACGCGGAAACCACCTGCTCGACGTGGGCGGTCTGAATAAGCGGCTGGTCCCCCTGGATATTGACGACAATGTCGTCGCATTCGAGCAGAAAACTTTCCGCGGCATTCGACGCCCTGTCCGTTCCTGTTCGACAATCGGCGGGAGTCATAATAACATTCCCACCAAAATTCTTTACGGCCTTTGCGATGCGCTCATCGTCCGTCACTACGCCCGTCCAGTATGATCCGGCGTAGCCTGAGGCTCGTTCATATACCTGTTGAATCATGGGTTTCCCGTTGATGTCGGCCAGGGCCTTCCCCTCAAATCTGGTGGATTTGTACCGTGCCGGAATCATGCAGATAACCTTCATGTCTTTCCTCCCATAAGCCATTCCTGTGTCGGAGCGCCAAGTAGCTCCCGCGTCCACCCGCTCATTGAGCGGACCCTGTCATTCAGATACTTTTTCTTGTTTTCCCATCCCACGCGAAAACTCTCATAAGGGCTTCCGTTATCGTTTTTCCCTTCGAGCGGACAGCCGCAAAGGACAATCCTGTCATATCCCAGCTTGATGGCGGCCAGTGCGCCCAGCAGGGCGGATGATCCGGACCTCTCGCCCGGAAGTAGAGGCTCGACAATATCAACGCCGGGGCCGGTCAGGTGCGATATCACGGTATAGTCGCTATTCCCGCCAATTCCCTCGCGCCTCTTTTTGATTTCCGGGATTTGGTACGGGTGATAAGTCGCCATATACCGGGAGTGGATTGCGTGCATTCCCGACGCGGAAAGCCCGATTAGCATGTAGCAACAGCGCGAATACTGAAGACCAAATATTGAAAAAAAGCCTTCAATATCTTCCAGAACACATGGGGCGCTTCCGGTTATCATCATGATTTCTTTTTTTGTCTCTTCCATTGTCGCTTCCGATTCCTGTTTTTTACGGCGCGTTCGGGGACCGCGCCCTACAAGATTCCTGGATTCCCGTTTTTACGGCGCGTTCGGGGAACGCGCCCTACAAGATTCCCGGATTCCCGTTTTTACGGCGCGTTCGGGGAACGCGCCCTACAGTTTATCATCCACCATTTACTGGTTGTATGGATCACCAATCTTTGTCCAGTATGTCACTTCAAATCCGGCCTGCGATCCGACGCTGACCGCCCCGTCATCCAGGGCGGATTCGAGCCCGCCGCTTTTATAGACGATGGAATCGGCATACGGCTGCAGGTAGGTCACCGGAGATTCAGGGCTTTCCACAAGCCGGCGCCGGTCCCACAGGGGCGACGTGAAGCATTTGATCAGGTCGCCCAGAATCCGCTCGGATATGACGGACGGATTATCCGTTCCGAATTTGCAGATACCTTCGGCGCGGAGCGTCATGATATGCCTGGCCATCCCGTGCGTATTCTGGCTTTCTTCAGACATGGGCCAGATGACAATCGCCGGGAGTTCGTCCGCGTCCAGCGTTTTGCGGGCGCGAACCACGTTGTCTCCGATGTCCGTAGCGTAAGCCTGCGGCGATCCGGTAGTCCGGATCACAGCCGCTCTGGCCATAAATTCAAGGATGATCAGTTCGCGGATGGTGTTCATACCTTTGTTCCTCGTTGCTCATATTTCGTTCGTTTCATAATTTGCTTAATTCAAATTCCAGCTCGTGTTCCAGATTGTTGTGCAGACGTTCATTCGCTTTGGTTAAAACCGTTTTCATAATCGGACCTTTATCGCCTAAATAATCAGGCACGCGCGGCGCGTAGCCTTCTTGAATGGGAAGTCTGTATATCTTTGGTAACCTGGAATAAGGAATAAACCGGTTTAATTTTGCGCTTGGTTTATTATGCCACTGCCAGTCGCGCCAAAAAACGCCTTCATGACCACTCTTCATAGTCGCAATAAAACCACGCTGAAGTATCGTCCGTGATTTATCTTTTCTGACTTGTACGGAAACACCCTTTTTGACTTGTCTTGTTCCAATGAAATCGGTCAGGGAAAGTGGTTTTCCGGTGCTCTGAAACTTTGCCGCCAGATTCAATGTGGTCGCTTTTGTGATCTTAAACGTCCCATCAACGGCCGATTTTTTGACATTCAGCTTTTCCCTGATCGCGGAGGAGGCGTCCGTTTTTACGCCGGTCAATGTTTTATTCACGGATCGCATGGTCACCAGTGAAATGGATTTCTCGATTCCGTCCAGCATACCGCGCACGGCTTTCATATCCTCCTGATTGATCTGAATTGAAAATGCGCTCATTTTATCACCACCGCTTCCACGGTCAAACCATCGTTGCGAATGATGCTCGATACGGTAAAAGTTTCCGCTCCGACGGTGAAGATATCGTTACGGTTCGGTTCCTGTCCGATCTCGGAAAGCAGCGCTTCGATGCTGATTCCGACCACGGCTGCCTGGGCGGTCAGTCCGTCCGGCTGCAGCAGAATATCGCGGTTGACTATGACCCGTAAGGATACCGCCGCGCCGCCCGCGGGCGTGTAAACCGCGTCTTCTCCAATCGGCGAATTGAAGATATCGGAAACGGCATTGACGAAGATGGCGTCCATTATACTTTATAACTCCAATATTTATTCTTTCCGTTCGGTCGTAAGAAACTGATCATCAGAATTTGTAAAAAAATTCTTGATGATATACGATCCGCCTGATCCAATGAATACCGCTACCGTTGACTTGAGAACATCAAGGGTCGGAAAAACACCGGAACTCATGGTGGTGAACAGGTAAATCGCGGAGGATCCCAGGGCGATCCCCAGCGCCCTTAATATGTCTTTTCGGTTTAGTTCTAAAAACTTGCTTTTAATGATCTTCATAACAATCCACCGTTTTTTCAAGCTTGAGCGCGTAATCAATCAACTCAAGGTAATTCGTCATGATTTGTTTGACTGTCCAATGATGGGATCGATCAGGATCGGGCGGACCGGCGCCGGACAATACTTTTCCGCCGGCTTTTGAATCACCGGTTGTATCTCCGATCGCGGACCTGCGCAGGCCGCCAGAATTAAAATAATAAGTAGCATCGCTGATAATTTTTTCATCGGCTTCCTCCAGAATAACCACGGTTTTAATTTGCATGACTTCTTCGCGGATGGTTGCGGTTACCGTCTGTATTGATTGCTGCGCTTTCTGCGCTTTACGGGCTTGCGCCAGATTGGTTTTGTAATCCCGGATCTGCCCCTGCAGGTCAACATTGTCCCGAAGCATCGTTGCAATATCTCCGGCCTGCTGGGTAATGACGACATCCTTCCTGCTGATGACAATATCCTTATCTTTCAGCACCGCACGTTGCCAGAGATACAGTCCGGAGACGGAGACAACTAAAAGCGCCAAAACGCAGAGAATTATATTTTTCGGATTTAAATACCAGACCATGTCGTTTACCTCTTCTTCTACATTTCAAATAAATGTTTTCTCAGTTTCTCCACGCGATTCATCCAGCCGTTCAGAAATTTGGACAGGGCCGGGTTTCTGCTGACATAGGACACATACTGATTCCGGCGCCGGATGCACATTTGATCCGCGATATTATAAGCGGAAGTGATCATGCGCAGCGAGTAAAGCGTTTTTGGGCCGATGACGCCGTCTGGTTTTACGCCCATGGTTTCCTGCAGCAGCCGCGCGGCGGTTTTCGGGCCGCTGTTGACCGCAACATCGAACAGGACGGCGGCGATCTGCGCTGGAATTTCCTTCATCGGAAAATAATTCCAAAAATATTTTTTATAAATCGGCGCGGCTTTGGACAAATCAATGGCGCGGATATCATCAATGTCGATGTCGCCGTCATCATCCAGATCGCCCAAGTCATAGTCGCCGGTTCCGGCCAGAAATTTCAGACTGATGCCGTGATTCGTCGCGCCTCCGGAATCGCCGGGAATGTTATTAAACCCGCCCTCAGCTTGCAGCAGGAAAGCCAGACATTTTTTAAAATCTTGTTCCGTGGCCATGATTCACACCGAAGTTAATTTTTTCAACTCCTCAGCGCGGATGCCGCTATTTACCGCAACGATCAATAGAATTTCGCGGATCTCG